AACGCTCAGGGTCAAACTGCATGAACCTGAATGCTGCCTTCTTGATGAAAGGAGACAGGAAGTCTTCTTGAAAGTTCGTCAGAGTACGTTTGTTCTTCTTAATCAAAGAAGCTACAGCCATCGAGATACCGCCTTGGCTAGCATCACGAGACACTTGGCTAATCATGCCATTGGTGTCCATAGTTCCAGTAGCTTGGAGCAACATACGCTCAAAGTTCTGAGCAGCTGCTGGAGCATTACCATCGGTAGTACCGAACTTGAACGGCATCATGATCTCAGATGGGTTACCGTTAGTCAGAAGAGCTTTACCGGGCTTAACTTCAAACTTAGCACCACGAGGCAGACGAGTAGCATCCATAGCGATCATGGGCGATGTAGTCAACGCCAATGAGTCGAGGTAGGCACGATACTGAGCATCGATAGCCTTCTGCATGTTGTAGGCCTTCTCGACCACACCACGACCCAACAGACGGTTAGGGACTGTATCGTCCTGATACGTCATGATAGGACGATCCTTCATCATGTAAGGATTCTCTTCAGCTTTTAAAAGCAGATTACCATTACCGATAACGATGATAGCCTCTACCAAGTCAGAGTAGTCATCAGCTGCGGAGTCCTCAGGAAATAGGTCAACCATGTCCTGCTTATCACCTAACGAATCCAAGTACTCACGGGGCACTAGGCCGTAATACGTGAGCACGGTAGCTTTACCGTCTTGGAACTGACGCACTTCCTGAGTAGCTTCTAGAGAGTCATCGTCCATGTACGGAGTAATGTCTACCTTGCGATAGATACCTGACTCCATCCCTGCTACGATCTTGTGTAAGCTCACTGGTTTCTCAATCGCTACACCCATACAGTCATCCACCGATGTACCATTAGGATCAAACAAGAAGTTCTTAGGATTGATAGGGTTTAGAGTGACAGAGATGCGGTCTTTCTCGACTACACCGATAGCTGCTTGACCTGTAACGCCGGGAATAGGTTGAGTAGTAGGAATATACTCTTTAGCTGTCTTGACAACCAACTCACCGATACCAGTACCGTAGATCTTAGCCATCAAGCCAATCTGGTCGATAGACTTACGGATCTTATCCTTAGCGAAGTCCTCCATCATCATGGCTTTGAGCTGGCCCACATCAAGAGGGTTACCGTTAACGTCTTTAACGTCATCTTCAATGTCAAAGTACTCACCTTGACCGAAGACAGCTTCCATGATCTCAGCGTGAGATGTCTCTACAGCTTGCTGAGTAGCAGGGGAGATGATACGGCTACGCTCAGAGTCACGAGTGGAGTCAGATTCAGCCCATTGACCACGGAAGATACGCTCATATTCTTCCCAACTATCCATGTAGTTGTTATCACGGAAGTCTCTCCAACGCTCAACGTGATCCATCACCCATGTGACTAGCTCTTTGTCATTCTCAGATGGCTCCTCAAATTGAGCATCACCACCTGTTTCTTCTTGTTCAATGTTAGCCATCTTTTTCCTTGTATTAGTCTTCGATGGAATCACGGAAAGGTGAATCATCAATTTCCTGACTGTTACTATCTGTGATAGGGCCACCAATCAGCCAAGCTGAACAAGTACGATCAGCGGCACACTTGAAGTCAAAGAGTTCACAGTAGCCTAGCTTGGCGTTATCCATCACATCCTGAGCGTAACTGTCTTTCTCAGCATCGATACCGTCATGGATGCACTGGAGCATCTCAGAAGTCTGAATAAAAGCGGAGCAGTTACCGCAGCGCATCGACTTAGCTTGTTTCAGATCAGTCTGCCACTCATTAGCCTTATCGTTCCAGAAAGCACTGTTTTCTAAATCTGGATTAGCAGGGCCATAGCCATACTCTTTAAAAGCCTTGTCTCGATGAGCAAGGTTGACTTTAATGTCGTGGGTGGCAATAGGGCAGGATTTGTTCATAATTAGTGGCACTATATCAGATTTTAATACTTTTGTCAACTATTATTTAATAACCGCTGATAACATCAAGTACTTCGTGTTCATCTTCTTCGTAGTCTTGCTGGTAATTAGACATAGCAAGCTGGTCAACGTACGCCAAGGAGTCAATTAAGTCATCGTGTACGCCTGTGGCAGGGAACATGATGAACTGATCCTCAAACTGTTTCCAATCCTCGTCTACGTTCAAAGAGATCCTACCATGCTCAAATCTACCTTGTAAAGCCCATACGACCCTATCTGTCTTCTTCTTGTTTCCGTGAGTCAAGTCATGGATGTGGGTGTAGACATTGTTTTTACGCATCAAGTCTTGAAGGTAGTGCATCACAGCATTCTTCAAGGCTCCTCGCTCGATACCTACAGCGACAGGCTGATACTCCTTGACAGCTAGGAGGATCTTAGAGGCAGTCTCCCTGATGTCCCACCGTCCGTGGATGATCTTATTGACCCACCAGTCACCGTTGTCTAGAATCTTGCAGATAGTGATCGCTGATTCATCCAACCTTTTCTTAGAGGCTCCCGCGTTCTTAGCCACGTCTTCAAAGCCAGCCAAGTCAATTGCAATGACGTAATCACCATATTGAGGTTCATCCTTATACTTTAACCATTCTTCTTTAAATAGATCAGATCCAGCTGTATCGAAGGAAGACAAGTATTCTTGTTTGAAAGCGAAGGAACTCAAGGTTCTCTTAGCAGCTTCAATCTCCTTAGGATCAATAGTCTCGTTATCTTGGGTAGTGAAGTGCCATGACTTCCACTCTTCGTCAGTCTCTTCTTGACCTAGGTTGAACAGATCGTAGAACCAGTTACGTCCACTAGGTGTAGAGATAAATAAAGCTCTACCTTTTTTGTCAGACAGAGAAGCTCGTATGATCTTCTGCCATGTGTCTTCTTTAATAAAAGCACATTCGTCTAGTACGACGTAGGTAAGTGAGACACCACGTAGAGAGTCAGGATTATCAGCGCCACGAACCAGTATTTTTCTTCCATTGATTAGCGTGATCTCTAAGTTATTAACGTGAGAGGACTTAATGACTGGCCTACCGAGGTCATTCAACAAGTCCCACAAAATTGTACGGGCTTGTCCCAAAGTAGGGGCAATATACATTACCGCACTACCTTCTGGGCAGTTTAGACCCTCGATTAAAAGAGTAACCGCAGATAAGCGTGATTTGCCACAACGCCGTCCCGCAGCCACCACTTTAAACCGATGAGAATCTTTGAAAACTTCCTGTTGCCATTTAAGCAACTCAAAATTTAACTCAGCCACAATGTCCCTTTACGTAATCCGCTGCCTTAATTAGCAGTTCTGGATTGTCCTGAAATAACCCTAATCCTATGTTACACGGCCCACACAAAAGATCTCTAATCTTTCCTGTAGCATGACAGTGATCCACAGCTAGTTTCTTAATTTCTGACGTTTTACCGCAGATCTTACAGCCGTAACTCTGATACACAAGCTTTTTGTCATACTCTTCTTGTGTAAGCCCATAATTCTTTTTAAGCTGATATGCAGCTCTAGACTTAACAAACTTAGGTTGTCTTTGTCTTTCTTTTTCTACGTTACTACGACAAACCTTACAGGCGTGTCTACGAATTCCTTTATCCCTATAGTGCCAGTGAAAGTCCGTTACGGGTCTCTCTTGCAAACAAGTAGTACATGCTTTTACTTCCATTTGTAATTCCTCTTGAAAAGGTCAGGTGTTTGGACACACGCACCTGAGACGTGTTTCAAGCCGATTACTCGGTGTCCGATTCTTTTACTTCCACATCCGTGATATCCACAGATACGTCTTCTTCAATAATGGTAGCAGCTTGAGTAAGCCCAGTGATATTAATGCTAATGCTAGGAGTGCCACCGCCTTGTTTAACTTGTTCGAATGAGGAAACAGGGACAATCCTATCTACAATTAGTTTCCAAGCTGCACTTTGAGCCTTATGGTCGTTATCTAAGGCTGCATCGAATATGGCTTCTAGTACCCTAGCACTTTTAGGTGAGTTGAGCATTCTAGCTTTAAACTCATCCATGATGGCCTTATCACCAGCAGGACGACCACGCAGCTCACGATTGCCTCTTTTTTTAGAGACAATATCTGTTTTCTTAGGTCTGCCTTTTTTAGAAGTAGACACTTCTTGATTTTGATTTGTCATGTTTACCCTTCAAGGACATAGACAATAAATTGACAAAGACACTATAAAGTTAGTTTATTGAACTTTAATGAAACTTAATTAAAGTAAAATAAAGTAAGTTTATAATTATAGAGTAGTAGTATTAGTAATACCACACTATTGTTAATACACCCTTAGTGTACTAACTGCATCGAAACTTTAAAGTCATCCAGTATAACTTCATAGAGCATTGTACAGTGCTTTTCTAAGAAGTCAAGCTTTATTTTAACTATTTAGCAACTATTTTGTCTACTAGCTTCATAGTGCTCTTGTGAGCACTTTAGAGGTCTCAAGTGATCCTATGTCAGGGCTCCTGTGCACATCTTAGGTTAAGCATTAGTGTTGTATTAACACAACATATCTTTATAGTCTCTATGTCCATGATCTGTAATGTCTTTTTAGTTACTTTGATGTCTTTTCTCCCATGCTCTTTTTTGTGTATTTTAGAGGCTCCCACAAAAGTAAACACAGCAGCGCACCCCTCCCCCCTATCAAGTACTAAGTAGTTCTACCTACGTAGTAACACCTATATGCTTAAATAATAGGCAATATGCTTAAAAAGTAAGCAAGTGAGGGACTATGTAGCACCTAATAAGTACTACTTAGACACAATAGTTCTAAGGGTAAACACCTACCTCAATAGTTATCCACAGTTTAAATGTATAACTTGTGTATAACTACTGAGTTATCCACAGACTAAACAAAGTGGTGCATCAATGTTCACTGTCTTGGTGCAATAATGTACCATAGTAGTGCATCATAGTGTGCATAAGTTGTGTATATGTATCTATTTAGATATGTAAGTATTACATTTAATAGTTGGCATGGCACTTGCAATATACTAAGCGTTACAGAGGCGGTAATGCAAAGCGTTATCAAAGGGTATGCAAGGGCTGTAGATACAGCGAGGGTGAATCCTCAACTAAGCATACAGATTAGGGCTAGCGACAGAAATCATAATCGGCTAGCCACTCTGTTACACTATCGATTCAACAACTTGCAAAGGATTAGCACCATGAATCAAGTAACACATAAAACTTTAACTGGGCCTAGAGGTGAACTAGGCGAAGTGTTTGAGAATGACACTTCTTTTGGTTTCTACCATTCACCCACACAAACTGAGCACGTGGGCTTTGCTGACTTTGACTCAGCATTAAACGCATGGCATTGTTTCCATGATGATTACTTTGAAAACCTCCCACGTTAAGGACTCACTACCATGTCTTACACTCTCGAATCATTGGTTTACGCATTCATCGGGTGCATTCCCTTGTTTGCCTATATCATTCTGTCATTCACTAAGTAAGGATCACTATCATGTCTAAGCAAGACTTCATCATTTTGTGTGTCAAATATACTGTAGAGCCGTCTATCGCTCTAGAAAACCCTGACTTGTGTGACGCTTTACGCTCACGTGACGAAGAGGAAGTAGAGCGCATTCTCAGCGAAGAATTCTAATCAATCATTCTAAGGGAAAACACCTATGTCAAACTCTATCGCTCAAACTGTATTATATTGGCTCTACGCCATCGCCATCTTGGTAGTGTGGCTTACTCTGTAATCAATCATCAATCAACTTCTTAAGGATCAAGACATCATGAAATCATACAAAGTACTTTCAATCGACGCATGGGGTAACTCTGACGAGGGTTATGAATGGAACAACTGGTTTGATGTGGGTAATGTCACACTAGACATAGATGCTAATAAACAAGCTATTTTAGAAGCTATGCACAATGCAGGGTTTATTACTCAGGTCACAGGAGGCGATGTAGATGATGATGGATACAATTTAGTCATTGTCGATAAAGTCACTACAGAGCCTTTATTTGCCATTGAATACGGATCTACAATTTAACTTTTTAAGGATCAGAAAAATGCTTGATTTAAATGAACAACAAATTAAAGATTTAACCATTTGGGCATACGATCGTCTATGGGATATGATGGACAACGGTACATATGATGGGGACACTTGGTTTACTGTTGACGATTCAATACCTGAGTTATCGGGAAAAATTGACGTTAATATATACGATGATGGTGAACCAAAATCATCGGTAAAGGCCACTTGCTATGCCATCAATATTTTGCCTGATGGTTTCCCACAAACCAATTGTGACAATTGGATCAATTTATTTTGATTATTAATATATACACTGTATTGTCTAAAAAAGGATCTGCTATGATAAACAACACCACATACAATGGTTGGACAAATTACGCTACTTGGAGGATCAATCTTGAGATCTTCGATGGCTTTGATCCATATGATTACTTTAGCGACAATCAAGCCACAATAGAAGATTGGCTTGCTGATAGTCTAGAAGAATACGCAGAGCAGGTTATCTTCGAGTGTTCCTCTATTCCTGAGGGATTAGCTATGGATTATGCTAAGGCGTTTTTATCCGATGTTAATTGGAACGAGCTTGCTAGTCATATGATTAAAGAATACGCACCTGAATCAGAGGAATCCTAATCATGCTAAACAACGCTGAATTTATCAATCTTGAACGTCGATTGTGGGTTGAGGGTAACCCTTTGTGTGACGAACTAGTCTCTACACGTGACGAACTACTATTCTTATTGTCTCAGGCAAAGAAGGTAATGGAAAAGTACTCACATGCCATTAATGATCTATCCTCAGCTGATGATCTAGAGTTCTTCAGGGAATGGGATAACTTTGGTGACACCTTGGACAATATCACTTATAATCTTGGAGAATAGAATGACAGACAACAAAATTGTGACAGAGTATAAATGCCCTCCAATACCATCAAGATACTTTGATTGGCAAGCCGTATTTGATGACTATGAGGAGGGTTGTCCCATTGGGTATGGTGAAACTGAGCAGAAAGCTATAGATGATCTATTGGAGCAAATAGAAAGGTGGTCAAAATGAAAGTCAAGACTTATAACGTCTATGTTGAAGACACTATGGGGAATTACCATAGTGACTACACTGTCGAAGCTGAATCGGAGGCAGTAGCGTATGACATAGCCTATGAGAGGCACAATTACGCTGACATGACCATCTATGTCGATTTAGATGATGAGGCACAACCATCTACAATGATGCAAGATAGTTATTTTGAGGGTAAGAACCCTTTAGAGGGTTTCCCTACAATTTGGGGGACACCTAAATGACTGGTATGCAGTACGTCTGGCCTTTCCCAACTAAAGACAACCCATTGAAGCCTTGGACACCTGAGGATCATAAGAAGTGGGCAGAAGAACAACTCAAGAACATGCCTCCAAGCCCTTTAATGAGCTTCTGAGGCCATCAATTTCATCAACCAATACCCTGACAAGGGTGAACCATAAAAGGCTCTTAAAATGCACTGCTTGAATTGTGATCGTTTGCTCACGGACTACGAAGCAACACGCAAACATGCCATTACATTTAAGTTCTTAGACTTATGTAAAGTTTGCTTTGAGGATGTGAAGACAATCATCCCGACCATTGACAGGAAGGAATTGATGACAGATCAAGACCTAGACGTAACTGATGATGAAGATGCTGATCTGGACACAGGGGCCTCCCTAGAAGACAATGAAGCACTATATAGACTATGTAGTACTGAGAAGTACTCTAGTGATGACTATGAAGTTTAAGAACTTCTATGACATTAAAACTACATTAAAGTAAATACTACTTTATTGTCTATCTTTAAAACTACATTAAAGTATAAAGGGGGTAAAAGAAAATGGGAAAAATGAAAGCATTAGCTATTGAACAACAAGAACAAGATGATTTGTCTATGAATCAACAAGAAGAAGCACATTACCATCATGTAATGAATGACTTTGTGTCTTTGATTAAGTTGTACGGATGGGAGACAGTCATAGGGGATTTAAGAGCTAAAATGGGGCAAGTTGAATGGTAATGGCCCTTTTAATCTTTGTCTTAACTTTAATCAAGGTGTCACTTAAGTGACAGATACAGGATAATCAACATGAAAACTTATGAAGATGAAGCATTTGACGACATTGAAAAAGCACAGCAACGCAGAATAGCCACAGGCATAACAGATGGTTCACTATGGCGTAAAAGGCAGCACGAAGATAATATGGTCGATGATGAGACTCATGATGATGATGAGGACTCTGAATGGACTTGTGATATGTGCGGCGGCCCTATGTACAAACAAGCCCATTGGGGCTACGGACAATGCAGTGACTGTGGTGCTAGACAGGAGTTAATAGACGATGACATCTAATACTCTTAAGGTAGCGTCTAAGTTCCTACAGCATGGCCCATGTGAGGCTTGTGGTAGCTCAGATGCCAATTCACACTATGACGATGGACACACGTATTGCCATAGCTGTCAAACGTATACATCAAGAAATGAACCTGTATACAATTCTGCGTTTTCTATACATGAGAATCACGACAAAAGTGGCAGCTACGTAACTATATCACGACAAAACAAGGTGAAAGCATTTACAATGAAGCAAACTGGAGACATTAAAGCCATAGTAGATCGAGGGATCGTCAAGGAAACCTGTGAGTTCTTCGGTGTCACACAGGAGACAGGTAAACACTATTATCCTTACTTTGATGAGACAGGCCTTAAAGTAGCTGAGAAGATCCGTTTGGTTGAACATAAGACGTTCTCCATTGCGGGGAACTTCAACAAGGCTACACTCTTTGGGCAGAACTTATTTCAAATGGCAGGGAAGTACATCACCATTGTTGAAGGTGAACTGGATGCGTTAGCTTCTTACCAGATGACAGGCAGCAAGTGGCCTACTGTGAGCATCCGTAACGGGGCTTCAGCGGCCCTTAAAGACTGCAAGGCTCAGTATGAGTACCTAGATAGCTTTGAGACTATCGTGATCTGTTTTGACGCTGATGAGCCGGGTCA